GTATGATCCCAATCATACGAATGCCATTCCCAAAAACGATCAACGATCTTCTTTGAGTTATTATATGATATCATAACATTGCCCATTGTGTCATCCATTGTGTCAGCAAATCGTGTATGATCGAATCCTTTATGTAGTTTACCCTTCTCACCATATAGATTATCTTTGATACTGTATGGAGGATCAGCATAGATGAATGTATTGTCATCACATGTCAGTGAACCTATTCTACCTAGACAATCTTCTACTAGATCAGCATAGTCTACACATGTTATCTTCCACTCACGTATCAGTTCACTATAGGCAGGAAGTTTTTCTATACCACGCATCGTCCAGTTGTTATCTGATGCTTGAGGAGAGAATGATGATGACTCAGTTAGTCCTGAGAAACTACACTTGTTAATAACATAAAACTTTACTGCTCTCTCAAGATCAGTACCATCCTTGAGACTATCTCTGTAGTCATCAAATAATTCTCTTGCCTTATCTGGATTATCATATTCTTCTTTTAGATCTTTTAGATCTGATGTCAACTCTTCTCCATCCTGTTGTAGTTGTACCCAGAAATTATAGAGTGGTTCATACATATCGTTGACCCAGATAGGTAGATCTGGAAATTGTTTTGTCATAGCAATAGCAAAGCTACCACCACCTAAAAAAGGTTCACGAAACTCTGTGATATGTTCTGGTAAGAACTGAAATAGTTTCTGTACTGCTCTGGATTTACCGCCAGGATAACGCAGTGGTGTCTTCAAAGATTTCATAAGTAAGTTGCGACTAAAACGACACGTCTTGTTCCGTTACATGGTTGTTCAATACTATGTAACCCTTCAAATATTATTATATCATCTTCTTGTGGTTTGTGCGACTCCCCTTCAACATTTGTAGCACCACACTCAAAATGATTTAAGTATACTACAATATTTTTTGTATCAAAATCATGATCCATATGTACAGGTGTAGTCTTACCATCAGTTTCATGTGTACAATTCACATTGATCCTGAGCACACTCCTGACCTTGATATCATTTGCCATAAAGATCTCTAAGAGAACTTTGTTAGCAATGTTCAACCAATCAGATTGTTGAGTAGGCATGAGTGCTTCCTCATAGCCAGGTCTTGCTAGTATAGTATGACTATAGTAAGCAGGACTAGCACCATCACCATGAAAATAATTCCAAGGGAAGGCACTACTGTTGACATCACTCTTGAACCTACGATAGGTCTGTGTTAGAGGATTGTCTATTACTTGAATTGACATTCGACCATGATCTCCGTGAGTGCTGCTAGTAGATTGATCTCCTGATCAGCAACAAATGCTATCTGATACTGATACTTTGCGATGACCAATACAGCAGAGGGAATACTACTTGGTTCTAACTTCTCATACAGTGAGTCGTATAGACCACGTAGGATAATATTAGGATCGTTGTCAAGATTATCAACAACCCATTTCCTAACACTACCATAGTCCTTTCTTTGTAGAAAGTCAACTAACTTATCAATGTTAGTATTAACCATAGCAGCAAGGATACCTGTATCAATGTTTCCAGAGGTAGAGTATCTCTGTAGTTCATTGAGTACACGTCTCCAATCAGGGAAGTATCTCTGAATTAATTCTGCTACAACTTTCTTATCGTATGTTACTCCTTCTTCTTCTAATATATTATTCAACCTACTGAAGAATGATGCCATGATCTGTTGCTTCTCATTCTTCTGAATCTGAAAATCTATACAACTACAACGTGAGTGTATAGGTTCGATTATCTTGTTCTTGAAGTTACAAGTGAATATGAACGAACAAGTCTTATGAAATTCCTCAATGAATCCACGGAGGAGAAGTTGTACGTCGTGAGTGGTATTGTCTGCCTCATCAATAATAATGACCTTGCGTGAGGATCCACCCAAGAGGGAAACAGTTGATGCAAAGTTTTTCGCTTGACTCCTGACGGTATCAAGGAACCTGCCTTCGTCAGATCCGTTAATAACATAATAGTCTACTCCTAATTGTTTACATAAAGCTTTTGCTACGGTAGTCTTACCGATCCCCGCTGTCCCAGACAGCAATAGATTAGGTACGTTACCCTGCTCTACAATCTGTTGGAAGGTATCCTTAATACGTTTGGGTAGGATACAATCTTCAATCTTCTGTGGACGATACTTTTCGACCCAAAGAAATTCACTCATGATAAAACTGTGTTAATTAAAATCCGAGTCTGATGCTCGGAGGGGGAGTATCCTGTATGAAGATAGTTCCCATCAAATAGTACCATACGTCCTGCCTTGGGAGCAATACTCTCCTTGATAGGTAGGTTACCTGTCTCAAGGTATGTCTCTGCCCACTTAGTCTTATGGTCATATATTACTGTATCCCCATCACTATCATTAACATATACTATACACGCTACGTGCGGTTGATCTATGTCAATGTGAGGGGGATGTAGGTATCTGTCATGTAGAACTGTCATGTCTAGTCTACACCTCAGAATGTGATCTGCCTTTGCTATATCTTTGATACGATATATCAGAGGTTGTATTAGTGTTGCTATAGGAGTCTCTTCAAACTTGTCTGGTTTCCATGGTGGTACTAGACCAATAGAAAAACCAAAGTCTTCTATCAAAGAATCATCGTATTCAGAAAGAGATTGTGACCCTTGAAAGTACCATGGGGTACTAGCAGGATCACACGCACTCTGTATAGCTTCTAGGTATGATGGCGATACGAAGTCATCGTAGATCGCTAGATCAATTTTCCTCATAGGTTGAATCAGGTTCTAGAGCAATAAGGTATACAACTCCATCGGAGGAGACCCACTGACTAGCACCAGACTTACTGATCCTTACATTGTAACCTGTGTTAGCGTTACTATAATCTAGTTTAAATATATTCTCTGACTTGAGATTGAAAGAGAATGTAGCATCAGTTGTACCCACACCAATAGAGTATGTGTTAGAGGATGCGTTCTCTCTATCTCTAATTTCAATAGACACAGTTCCATTCTTACCTACAATAGCAATGTCTTCTAAGTGACCATAGATTGATAGAGCAGTTCTGATCTTATTAAGATCACCAATACTCAAATCAAACTCACACTCAATGCTAGGTAACTCTGGAAACTCAGCAGGAGGTTGCTGTACAATAGAAGGATCAGCAAAGAAATATTTTGCTGTAGTCCTGTCTGTTTTGACAGTAACGTATGCGTCATTACTAAAGATAAGATCTCCTTGGTTATCAGTAAGACTCATGACCTTGAGGAACTCATCTAGATCATAGATGGCAAAGTCTTGTGGGAATGTTTCCTCGACAGGTGTCTTAGCAAGAACATTCTTTTGGATTGATAAAGAAGAAATCTCATTTCCTTCTTTAAATTGAATCGACCTGTTGATCTTTGACATGTTAGTCAAGATTCTAATAGTGCGATCAGAAAGTTTCATAGGGTTCTGTGTGTTCACGTGTTTTTTCTGTAAAATGATATAGGAGTACGCAATAATGAATTGCTTTAAGAATGTCCCTGCTAGGGAATCCCTTCTTATCGTATCGAGACAAATACTTAATAGCATTTGAACGACAGAAAGCAGGAGCATCGCCCACTGCTTCGATAAGATCTAAAGTCTGTACGTTGGTCTTATCTGAGGTGTAGTGACCCTTGTAGGTGCTAGTGATATAATCCATAGCATCCTTGAGTCCTTGATCCTCGTTATATTTACAACGTAGGGTATTGTCTTCAATACCCATTGTCTTTTCTTCCATGCTTTCGATTGATTGTCGGAGCATATGCGTTGCTGAATCTTTGTCCATAATCTATACTACACTGTTGTTCCCACTTTGTCAACGTCAGAGTTGAACTCAACGTCAGCATCAACCTTGTCATATAACTCTTGGAATGCTTGCTTAGTCTCGTCATCGAATCTGTTGATACAAGTAGAGATTGCTTTTGCCTTATCGTTGAAGATAGCATATGCCTTGGCAATGTGTACAAGTCTACGTGTTGAGATGACTTCATCAATACCACCATCCTTGAATGTTCTACGGATGATATCTGCCCAATCACATAAGTGCTTGATGTAGTTCTTATCTTCACAGTGGAAAGCAAGAATCTTTGCTTCGGTTACAGGTGTAGGATACTCCTGCTCGAATGTGATAGGGAATCTCTCAAGGAATGCTTCGTTCAATACGTTAGTACCTACGAATCTTCCGTCATCAGATCCCTTACCTTTAGTGTTAGCAGTAGCGATCACTGTGAATCCTGCTGCGGGTCTCACATACCTACCGATCTTCTTAAGGAAGACACCCTTGCCTTCTAAGATAGATTGTAGACATAGTACCTTGTTAGATGCTAGGTCTACCTCGTCAAGTAATAGAACAGCACCCTTCTCAAGTGCTTCTATGACAGGACCGTTATGCCAAACAGTGTCCCCATCAACAAGACGAAAACCACCAATAAGATCATCCTCATCAGTTTCAATAGTAATGTTTACACGGATCAACTCACGATTCAACTGAGCACATGCTTGCTCAACTGAATAAGTCTTACCGTTACCAGATAGACCAGTGATGAACATAGGGTAGAACTGCTTAGATCTCAAGACTTTCTTGACATCGTTGAAGTTACCGAATGGTACGAACTCAGCGTCCTTAACTGGAACTAAGTTTTGTACAA